GTACCACGAGGTGCGCCTGGACTTCGACCTGACCACGTACTACAGCAACTACTTCACGACCGACTTCCAGGTCTGGGCCAACTACGTGTACCTGGACACTGAGGAGCGCCGCCGCTTCGCCCAGAAGGGCCACGAGTACCTGATCGAGCAGGTCCAGCACACCGGCGGCGACTCGATCGCCACCGTGAACGACTCCGCTCAGCTGGTCCGCCTGTCCTTCAACCACCCGGTGAAGGAGCTGATCTGGTGCTACGCCAACGCCACCGCCACGGTGGTGAACAGCATGTGGAACTTCTCCACGGCGACGGCCAACGTGAACGTGACGGTGAGCCCGCTGGCGTCCACCGGCGCGACCCTGCTGCCCCACGAGGTGGGCTGCCCTCACCTGGTGTCCAACGTGTCCGGCGTGTCCAACGTGTTCTGGGTTGAGGAGGGTGTCCGCGCCGCCGGCGCCGCTGGCTACGAGGTGGGTCCGCTGAACCAGTTCAAGCTGATCCTGAACGGCCAGGACCGCTTCAAGGAGCAGATCGGCAAGTACTTCAACCAGTACCAGCCGTATGTGTACCACACCGGCGTGCCCTACCCGGGCATCTACGTGTACTCCTTCGCGCTGCAGCCGGAGGAGCACCAGCCGACCGGCACCTGCAACTTCTCGCGCATTGACAACGCTCAGGTGTCCGTGGCGCTGAAGAACGGCTCGCAGGCGACCCTGCAGAAGCTGTTCGCGGTGAACTACAACATCCTGAGAATCCAGAGTGGGATGGGCGGCCTCAGCTTTAGTAACTGATAGATTACTAAGATCGGGGCCAAAAAGCAGCTGGCGGAGGGTTTGCATCCTCCGAAAACCCATTGGCTGCTAGTCGGGGGGAAGGATCTATGGTCCCGACTCCGGCGAGACACCTTGTTGTTCGGGAACCCCCTTAGAGCCTTGCGTACTAAACGTCGTGGGAAACCACTACGCGGCGGAGAGCAGAACTCCGGTACAGTAATAATCGCAAGGATTGGGCAATCCGCATGGTGACTTTCTACACGGAGAGAGCAGTGGCTCCCCGCAGGAAAGGCCGTCAGAGACTGAACGGGTGTCGGTCGGGTGCACATGGTGCCCCGGCTTAAGATACAGTCCACTCCCCTAGGGAAACTTAGGGGGGAGAAGGCGCATTCTCCAACTAGAGAACTACGGCATCTGCCTGCGAAACGCGAAATCAAAAAGAGGGCTCCGGCCCCAAGAACGTTCAAGGTTCTTGGGGTTGAAACTTAAAGAAAATCTTACTATAATAGTAAGATGGAGGCGCCAAAGCTCAAAAAGTGTTCTTGTACACGCGCACCCCAGCCACTGGATCAATTTTTGGATAAAAATGGAAAAGAGGTGGCGACATGTCTCAAGTGTCGTACGAAAGCGAAAAAATATGACCAAAAGCCCGAGAGACGGGAATATCATAATGAGCTTCAGCGCGAAAAAAAGTACTATGTCGAGTGGAGAGCCAGGCAGACGGAAGAACGTCCGGGGGAGTACAGAGCGCACAATAACCAAATACAAGCTCTGTGGAGAGCCGAAAACGCCGAGCATCTCGCCAGATGGTACCGTACGAATGTAAATCCTCGCCTGGACGCCCTCAAGCGCGCAGCCGCGACACGTGGAATCGACTGGCACCTGACCGATGATGAAGCCAAGGCGATGCTTGTACTTCCGTGCGTCTATTGTGGCCACCTGGATCTTGAAACGCGTGTGAACGGTATAGACCGACTCGATTCATCCAAGGGTTACAAGACGGAGAATTGCCGCCCGTGCTGCAAGAATTGCAACTACATGAAGGGGACCTTCGATCCCAAGACGTTCATAGCATGGGCCAAGCGTATCGCCACCTGTACGGCGGAATTCCCAGACGTGCCTACGTGTGAAGATCACAAGAAGATTCACAGAGCTCCAAAGACAGAACCGGAAACTCAAACCACTCAAGCCCCATCCCCAGATCCACAGACTCTATAGGAAACGCCAAAAGGACATCCACATCTATGAACTCGGCCATTTCTTCATCATCCCCGCAGAACAGATTCTTGGCCCGAATCCGTGCTGCCCACGCGTCGTCGAGCTGTATCAGAGACGTCTTTTTACGAAAAGAAATCTGGAGAGTCCGGTCGTCACAGTCTTCACTGGCGCAGTGCTCTGATGCGAACGTATATGGCGCCAGATACGTCATCCTATAGAGCTTCTTCTCTAGTTCTTTCTTATTGTAAAGAGCCTGGCACAGTTCCATACCCTCTTTGTATTGCGCGTCAGTCAGCGACTCCTTGACCGAGTCGATAAAATCAGACACGGAATGCATCTGGTCCTAGACAAAAAACCTCTACAGACTTTAAATGCTCATCTGGCTCCTGATCCTTCTATCGCTCGCGCTGCTCGTCAAGACGGTGAGCCCGTACGTGTCGTTCAGCCCTAAGACGCTCTACACGTCCTCCGTGCCCCACTGGATGCGTGACGTGGACCCGGGTCTGAATTTCAGAGTTTCTGACCGCGAATGATGACTTCGTACTCGAACGTACTGGCGCCAAAGTTTTCTTGCAGGCTCCGTGCGCACTCCACGGTATCGAAACCCGGACTACAGCAAAAAACGTCAACATACACGGTCCCGTGCTCGGGGTACGTGTGTGCTGAAAAGTGGCTCTCGGACAGAACGAGAACTCCGGTCGCGCCATGGGGCACGAACTGGTGGAACGATCGCCCTACGACCGAGAACCTGCACTCGTTGGCGACTCGGTCCATACAGGCCTCGAGCTGGGCCACGGTGGTGATTTTCAGGCCCCCCAGGTGTCCGATGAGGTGCTTCATTTATATGTCAAGAGGCCCTCTCCTTTATGGGGTCATGAAGATGGCGCGGAACGTCATGACAGCGAGGGCGGTGGAAAGGGCCAGAAAAAGAGAACCGAACACAATGTTCGGGACGTCCTTGGGGGGTGCGGTACCCGACTTGGAGGTGGTCAGGGGGGTGTTGGCCTGGTAGACGGTCGCAGTACCGAGCGCAAAGTACAAGACCGTCAGAACAAACCCGAACAGTGCAGTTGCAGACAGCTCGGGCATTTATTATGGCTCGACAAAATAAATAGCCTAGAACCGATTGTACTTGGGCGTGTTCAGAACGGTGAAGAACAGGTACAACATGAAAAAGCCGATGATGATGGCGGCCCGGGTCCAGAAAGTCCTGGATGCCCGTAATCATGAGCAGCACGGCCGCACAGACGTAGATCGCCTTTGCGAGAATCCACGTGTGGAAGCTAGCCGGCTGGATATAGCCGCCACGGGGCTGGTTGAACATGCTCGGGTACGAAGCCATTTATTACTTAAGGAGATTTTTATCTGGTCTATTATGAACTTTACGTACCTGGACCCACGGGAGATATTGGAACGCGTGCTCCAGCCACCTGTCCAACCCCTCGAACCCATACCGTGCGAACTCAATGAAAAGTGGAAAAATTTCGAAAAAGAAATTGGCGAATACAAACTCGAGTGGGCGACGGCTCGCCGCGACCTGGCGATGGCCTCGGCCGAACTTTCGATCAAGCGCGAGGACATTCTACACATGCGCAGCGTCATAGATGGCATGGTGAATACACGTTTAAAGGAGAACCTCGAGAAAGTAGTACAGGAGCACGAGGAGGTGGAGGGCATCGAGACGCTGACGCAGCACTGCAGGGAGCTGATGGGCCAAGTGACGGAGATGGAGAAGGTGCTGAAGGATACGCACGCTGAAAGGTACGCCTCATTTATTTGCTTTGTTTGTATGGAGCGCCCCGTTGACTTGTTCCTGGACCCGTGTGGTCACGTGATGTGCGGGGCCTGTTGGTCGCGCACATTAAACAAGCGCGAGTGCCCTGGGTGTCGCGGGGCCTTGCGAGACGCTAAAAAAATCTTCACGCTCTCGTAACTCAGTTGGTTAGAGTGTTGGTCTTATGAGCAAGGGCCCGAGGGCCCTTCTCCTGTGTGTACCAGAAGCCGCGAGTTCAAGCCTCGCCGAGAGCAGACCCTGTGGCGAAATTGGATATCGTGTGGGACTTCTAGGCGGAAACTCGTTTCTACCCGGTGCCATCCCGAGACTGTGGGTTCGAACCCCACCAGGG